CAGGCATAGGATCTACAGGTGCCACAGGTGTTCAGGGAATTGATGGTGTCACAGGACCTACTGGAGCCACGGGTGCTCAGGGTGTCACAGGACCTACTGGAGCGACTGGCGTTATAGGTATTACTGGCGCAACAGGCATAGGATCTACAGGGGCAACTGGTGTTCAGGGTGTTAGTGGCGTTACAGGACCTACTGGAGCAACTGGTGTTACTGGTGTCACAGGACCTACTGGTGCTACGGGTGCTCAGGGTGTCACAGGACCTACAGGTGCTACGGGTGTCATAGGTATTACTGGTGCCACGGGTATAGGATCTACTGGGGCCACGGGAGTCCAAGGTATTACTGGTGTTACAGGACCTACAGGTGCCACCGGTGTCCAAGGAATTGATGGTGTAACTGGACCTACTGGAGCGACTGGCGTTATAGGTATTACTGGCGCAACAGGCATAGGATCTACAGGGGCAACTGGTGTCCAAGGAATTGATGGTGTAACTGGACCCACCGGTGCTACGGGTGTTCAAGGTGCCACAGGTATAGGATCTACTGGAGCCACAGGTGTTCAGGGAATTGATGGTGTCACAGGACCTACAGGTGCCACGGGTGTTACTGGTGTTACAGGACCCACCGGTGCTACGGGTGTCCAAGGAATTGATGGTCTTACAGGACCTACAGGTGCCACGGGTGCTCAGGGTGTTACTGGACCTACAGGTGCCACGGGTGCTCAAGGTGTAACTGGTGTTACAGGACCTACAGGTGCCACGGGTGTTACTGGTGTAACTGGTGCCACAGGAGTATCGCCAGTTGGAATTCCATCAAGCACAAACACAACTCTTGTTTCAAGTGATCAAGGAAAGTTCACTATCATAGATGCAAACGTAACTATTAACGCATCAACCGGTTTCTCAACGGGTAGTATGTGCATCATTTATAATGTTGGCGTATCAACTAGAACAATTACCCCATCTGGAACGGGGGTTCAACTTCGTTGGGCTGGAACGGCTTCAACTGGACCAAGGCAATTAGCTCAGAAGGGACTTGGAAATATACTCTGTGTTGCTGCAAATGAATATGTAATTACTGGAGCGGGGTTGACGTAATATGACAGTATATACTGCGGCATTTTTGGTTGATATACCGGTAGGACAAGCTCTTTTTACAACTCCGGGAACCACTAGTTGGATATGTCCAGATGATGTTTTTTTTGTTGATGTAGTTTGTGTAGGAGCTGGTGGTGGATCAGCAGCTAATACTAGCGGAGCATCTGGAGCAGGTGGTGGTGGTCTTGGGTGGAAAAATAATATTCCAGTTGTTCCAGGAACAACTTATACTGTCGTTGTGGGACAAGGTGGAACAAGAGCAACTGCAGGAACAGCTGGTGCTGGTGGAGAAAGTTATTTTATCAATAATACTACTGTTGCTGGTAAAGGTGGTGGTGGTGGAGCTGTAACCTCTGATGTTGTGGGTACTGGAGGAACATTTGTTGGTGAGGGGGGTGGAAATGGTGGATCTGGTGGAAGTAGAAATGCATCGACTGCTGGATCAGGCGGCGGTGGTGGAGCAGGTGGATATACTGGAAATGGTGGAAATGGTGGAGGATATAATGCAACTCCAGCAAATGGAAACGGTTCTGCTGGATCTGGCGGAGGAGGCGGAGGAGGAGGATGTGGTGGATCTGCAGACTCTGCGGGATCTGGTGGTGGTGTAGGTGTTTTAGGATCGGGTGCTAATGGTGCTGGTGGTGCCGGTTCTTCTGCTGATGGTGCCGGTGGCGCTGGTGGTTCGGGTGGAGGTAATGCTTCTCAACACGTTGCTGCAGGAGGAACTCCACCCGGAAACGTTTATAGCACTAGTGTCCTGTCAACACCTGGAACTTATGGTGGTGGTGGTTGTGGTGCAGATAATACAACGGTTGAACAAGCGGCTGGTGGAAATGGTGCAGTAAGAATTATTTGGGGACCAAACAGAGCATTCCCATCAACAAATACGATTGACTTATAGGATTAAATAGTATTATAGAATATATCATTTTAAATATGAAACCCACTTTGCATTTGATTGGAATCTTTCATACCAAACATCAGGAATCATTTAGCCATTGTGCTTTTACTGGAAAGGCTCTACGTTTTCCAAAAATGATGCAGATGTATGGATATAAGATTATTGAATATAGTAATGAGGGGTCTGAAAGCACCGCTGATGAGAAAGTGGTGATGCTTACAGATGAAGAGTATAGAAAATGTTTTGGGGAAAGAAATCCCACCACATTTTATGGAGATGATGCTACAATTGGAAGTGTGCCGCATCAATTATTTGAATCAAAACTTATACCGGCATTAAGGGAAAGAATAAAACCCCAAGACATTATTTGTCATCCATTTGGACATGCTCATTCAATTTTAATGAATGAGTTTCCGAATCACCAACATGTTGAAACTGGGATTGGATACTCAATTTTGATGCCTAATAGTTTTCGCATTTTTGAATCATATGCGTGGATGCATAACCACCAAGAAAAAGAAAAAAGAAGCGGTAGAAATTATGAATGGGTAGTTCCAAATTACTATGATTTGGATGATTGGGAACCAAGATATGAACCAGGACAATATCTTGCTTTTCTTGGAAGAATTTGTTCAGTAAAAGGACTTGACACAATTAAGGCAATTGCAGACAATTGTGATGTTCCAATCATTCTTCATGGGCAAGGTGATGCTTCTGAATGGAGTCATCCAAATATTCATTATGGTGGTCCAATTCACGGAAAAGAAAGAAGTGATTTTTTGCGAAATGCAAAGGCAATCTTAGCACCTTCTAATTTTATTGAACCCTTCTGTGGAATGTCTGTGGAAGCGATGTTATGTGGAACTCCGGTTATTTCTGTTGATTATGGTGCTATGACAGAAACCGTTCAGGAAGGAATGGGATTCCGTTGCCATACTCTTCAAGACTGGTTAGATGCCGTTAAAGATGTTGATGAGTTGGATAGAAAATATATTGCCGATACTGCTAGATCCAAATATAGTCTAGACGCATGTGGGAAAAAATATGATAAGATTTTTATGCAACTAAATGACTTACATCGTAAAGGATGGTATCAATTGAGAGGTGATGATGATATTTACGATCATGAAAAGAGTTTCTGGGGAGATTGTACAAATACTTATGGTGAAGATCTAAAGCATTATGTTTATGCAAAGTATATGAGCATCACTCAAAGTTATTATTCTTTTGACGCTCAGAACAAAGCAGTTTTGGATATTGGTGGTGGACCAACTTCTATGATGTTAAAATGCTACAATCTACCAAAGGGAAAGGTTGTAGACCCAATTGCATATCCAGATTGGACTGTTCAAAGATATAAGTCCAAGAATATTGAGGTTCTTGTTGATTGTGCAGAGAATATAGATGAATCTGGTTGGGATGAGGTTTGGATTTATAATTGCTTACAGCATACAATTGATCCACAAAAAATTATTGAGAATGCAAAGAGGGCAGCACCAGTCTTAAGAATATTTGAATGGGTTGATATTCCAGCACATGATGGACATCCTCATGAATTAACTGAAGATAATCTCAATTCTTGGATTGGGCAAAAAGGACAAACTGTGGCACTTGCAGAAAGCAACTGTTATGGTAAAGCTTATTATGGGTGTTTTAATTTTCACCCAAATAAAATTTCATATCCTCTAGGCAATATGTCTAGTTGAGGATTTACTCCCTTGACAAAGGAGAAGAAACCTGGCATAATAAATAAAGAACCTCCCCAATCTTGTATTATGGATAAGGATTTATTAGAAAAAATTAAATCTTACATAAACGAACTTAAATGGGATAGTGGCGATACAATTGAAGTTCAGATTGGTGGATGTGCTTCTAGTGGACTATCTGCATCTGAACAAGCAAATTCAAAATGGCATAGACCGTATGGAGTCACTACATATCAAGATGATGCATTTATCGTAATTAAAAATAGGAGTAGAAATCCAGTCATCCCTTCTAGTTCACCCCAAACCTAAAAAGCAAATATGTACAATTCTTCAGAGGATTATTTGTACAACCTTCAGTCTTTATCTTCATCAGAATCTAAACGAATGTGGAGAAAACAAATAAAAGAAATGTGGAATTATGAATGTGCTTATTGTGGATCAGATGAAGAATTAACTATCGATCATATTATTCCCGTACATCGTGGAGGATTGAATAATACCAACAACGTTCTTTGTAGTTGTAAAAAATGCAATTCTGACAAAGGACATGAGGAAATGATTGATTGGTATGAGAGACAAGAGTTTTTCTCTCAAGAACGAATGGAAAAAATAGTTGAGTGGTCTAGACCGCCCAGACCAACAAATTTGTATACTTACGGCAAACGGAGGAATAATGCATCATGAAGTTTACAGTTTACAGTAAAGAAGGATGCGGTTACTGTGAAAAAGTTAAGACCATTTTTGATATGGCAAAATTGGATTATGTTGTTCACAGTATAGATGACGGTGGATTTACGCATATGCAATTTACAGAAGTGTTTGGTTATGATGCAACATTTCCACAAGTTGTTCTAAATGATGAGACTATTTTGGGTGGGTGTAAAGACACTATTAAATACTTACGTGAGAAAGAAGTTATTTGATGGCAATTCAAAAATATGATGATTTTGATCTAAATAGTAAAAGAGAAACTCACATAGATCGTGGGTTTGAATTAATGTTAAGAAATAGGAGGGTCCCTGAGAAAAAACCAAAGAACTTTGGTATTCGCTTAGATAAAATGGTCTCTCTATTTTTCAGAGAGATACATTTTACATTTGAACTAAGTCTGGGCATCAGAAAAAAATAAACTCTCTGGGAGGAAGTCATGTTAGCACTAACACTGACCATTACAAGTTTAATTTCTATAATGTTCTTTTTTGTTGGAGGTGCAATAGGATGGTTGGCAAAGCAACACTTTTATGAAAAGGCATATCTAACATCATTACCTGTAGCACATCCAGAAATGTTTGATAGTGATGGCAATTTAATCCCAGATGAAATCATAGCAATTCGATTTGAGAACTATAACGATTATGACTACTGCGACGAAGAGGAAGACTAGTACAAAACCATCCCTGGATTTACCAACAAATCCATTTTTGTTTGAGGTTTTGGAACTAGCATCAAAACAAAGATCAAAAGCTTTAAAGGTGGAAGTTCTTAGGAAATATGATCATCCATCTTTAAAGTCTATTTTTATTTGGAATTATGACGAAACGGTAATTTCGATGTTGCCGGAAGGTCCAGTTCCTTATTCTAATATTGAACGGCAAACAGTAACCTCAGGAACATTAAGTGAAAATGTTGCCAAAGGACTTGATGCAAGATCTGCACAAGGACAAGACCTTAACGGTGAAGGGAGGACTTCTCTTAGGAACGAATATGTTCATCTCTACAACTTTGTTAGAGGTGGTAATATGACTCTCTCACAGATTCGTAGAGAGACCATGTTTATTGGTATTGTTGAGGCACTTCATCCAAGGGAAGCAGAAATTCTGTGTCTGGTAAAAGATAAACTTCTTACCGACAAATACAAGATTCCATTTGAAGTTGTAAAAGAAGCATATCCAGATATTGTATGGGGCAACAGATCCTGATTTATTGATACGAATATGAGACAATTAGATCCTATTGATTACGGGTGTCAGGTACTTCTTGAGAAGACCACTATAGAAAGGGCAAACGATAGATCCTTTCCAAACGATGCCTACCTGATTTGGTATGTTGTGGACGGAGTTGAATACATAGACTTAACTCGCGGTAAGCGGGTAAGTCTATTTGATTTTTATTATGATAAGTTTGGACCAGGATCTGTTCAAAGAATTGATTTTGGATATGGACAAACAAATCCCAGACTTTGGGGAGCAGCTAAAAAAAGTTCTAAGGGAAAAAAGAAATGAGTAGTGGATTTGGTAATGAGAAACTCAACGTGGTTGTCTATAAAGATGAGGTTGATAAACTTCTTAAGAGTTATAAGAAAGTTAAGAAGTATATGAGATCCGCAATTTATGACGTGAAGAAACTTGATGGTACAGAAAGGGTCGTATCTGACCTCCTTAAAGATTACTATGATCCGGATGTCTGACAATGTTGGGGAAGCATTATTTACTTAATCTATATGGTTGCCCCTTTCATCTTCTTAATGATGAAAGGTTTCTTATTGATTTGATGGAGAATGCGGCCGTTGCTAGTGGCGCAACTGTAGTGGAAACAATATACAAAAAGTTCGATCCACAAGGAGCAACAGTTCTAACTTTATTGGAAGAAAGTCATATCTCTATTCATACTTGGCCAGAAACAGGTGAAGCAGCAGTAGATATTTTCACTTGTGGGGATGCAAATCCAAAGATAGGGTGTGACATTATTATCCTCCAATTGAAATGTGCTAATAGAGAATTTCAATATATCGAACGTTAAATTTTATTAAGGAGTATTGTGATTTTGGTATAGATCTGCTACTATAATTGTATCCAATACTACAAAAATATTGGCATTTCAACATAAATAATATCAATCGTTCATTTACTCTTCGAGTAAACGGAAGTAAGGCGACAGAAGGAACGTAACGTTCATTACAGTCAACTATGTTCGAAATCGCACTCCCACTTATTCTTTCCTGTTCTCAAGCGAATATTTTAATGATTCGCATTTATGGAAAAAATTATCCTCCACAAATTGAACGGGAATTGTTTAGAGAGATCAAAGATCTTTCTCCAAAATTCTGTGAGTGGAGATTGTGGAATAACGCTTAGTTGACTGTAACGGAAGTATGCCACCTGAAGGAACGCTCTATTGTTTAAACACAAAGGAGTATTTCTCATGGCAAGAGCTTGTTATCGAGGTGTGTGGTATGATACTGAAACACCCAAAAAAGATTTTATTGAATGGCATAAAAATGTAGATACTAAAGAACATTCTTATCGTGGTAATCATTACCATCCAATTCAAACGATGGATAGTGAGACCAAGAAAAATCTATACAAAGGAGTAATCTGATGCACAGTCCCATGGCGATAGTATGCGAATTGAGTGTACTACAGGTCGTGGTCCTATTATTTTTAGCAGCAGTAATTCACCTAGTATACAGGAGATAAAAATGATTCAGTCACTAGTTCCGCTAGTCCTTATCCAAACAAAAATCAATAAGGATAAAAAACTAAAAACCGCTCAATTAGTAAGAGCACAACAAGCAAAATAATTTTCCGGGGGTCTTGACAACCCCCGTTTTTTTGTCTATACTGATAATAGTCTTTGGAGACGCATGGACCAAGATAAGGTTGAACGGTTAGAACTCATGGTAAATAACATGGGTTTGTTGGTTGAGTGCTTGAAGAAAGAATTGAATGAACTCAAATCAACAGAACAATCCCCCGAGTTAAGATCTATTCGGGATCCGGACTACATCTTTTATCCGGAAGACTATGATGAAGTATTTGAAGGTTGAGGAGCGAAATGAAGCCAGTTAAAGCAAAAGATCTTGTTCAGTTGGATGGTCGAATGGGTGTGGTTGTGTTGGCACAAACGCCACGTCCACAAACACTAATTTGGCAAGCGGGAAAAAATGATTATTGCGAAGACCCAATTCATACCAAGAATCCCCCGAATGAAACTAAAGCGGGGACATGGGTAATCGAACAACTTCTGGCAAACGAACGTGGTCACTGGGGTCCACTTGAGCATCCAGCGATTACATTTGACTGCTATGGATTTGTTCATAACGTTCCCATGCAGGCAAGAACTCACCGCGTTGGTGTATCCTTTGATGTTCAATCCCAAAGGTATACTGGTAGACGGGTTCTAAAAGTTGCTCAGGGAGAACTTAAACCCGAAGAAGTGTTCTATGTGCGTCCCCCTGGTCTCTACCTGGACCGTAAAGGGCACAAATACGAGTGGACCCACAACGACTACCAGCGTGAATTAAGTGCTTGTGTAGGGGCATCTGCGCGATACTCTGATGGTTATTTGCAAGGTGGTATGGCAGAAGAGCATCTTAGGGATTACCTTCCGCAGAATATTCGACAGAACTTTGTGGTTTCATTCTCTCTTCGTGCTGCACTTCACTTCCTGGATCTTCGTGCTAAACTGGATGCACAACTTGAAATTCAGGCACTATGTGAATGTATGGTTCCCCTTATTAAAGAATGGGTTCCTGAAGTATTTGAATACTATGAAACAAAACGTCTGCATAAAGCAAGGTTGTCTCCATGATGGACGAAATTACTGGTATGAGAACTTATTTCCTTAAGGATACACTTACAGGACACACATTTAAGATTCTTGCTACTGAAGAAGAGATTCAAAAGATGTTGAAGAGTAATCCGGACTTTGAGCATTTCGATGATCCGAATGTGGATTACACTTCAATTTATCTAGAGACCTTTGACTAAATAATCGTACAACATGATTCTTAATTATGCCCATATATCCTGTAAAGAATTTGGAAACTGGTGAGACAAAAGAACTTACCATGTCGTTGAGTGAATATGAAACCTGGAGGAAAGAAAATCCATCTTGGGATAAAGATTGGTCTGCGGGAGTAGCTGGCGTCGGGGAGGTGGGCGACTGGCAAAATAAACTAGTCAATAAACATCCGGGATGGAATGAAGTTCTTCATAGAGCATCGAAGATGCCAGGATCAAGAGTAAAACCCTTCTAGTATTAAAATAATGTCAAGAAAAAGAAAGTCTTCAACGCAACAACCAATTGGTGTTGGCATGACTGCCAAACAAATGAAAAGAAAGAAGCCAATAAATGCGGATTTACTTTTAGAAATTGACCCACTTACAGACAATCAAGAGAAATTATTTGATGCATATGATAATGAAAAACACATAGTTGCATATGGGGTTGCTGGAACGGGCAAAACTTTCATTACTCTTTACAACGCACTTCAAGACGTTTTAGATGAAAGATCCCCATACGAAAAAATTTATCTTGTGAGATCACTTGTTGCGACAAGAGAGATTGGATTCCTCCCAGGAGATCATGAAGACAAATCATCTCTCTATCAGATTCCATATAAGAACATGACTAAGTACATGTTCCAAATGCAATCAGATACTGATTTCGAAATGCTTTATGGAAACCTGAAAACTCAGGGAACTATTAGTTTCTGGAGTACATCATTCATTCGTGGAACTACATTAGATAATTGTATCATTCTTGTTGATGAATTCCAGAATCTTAACTTCCATGAATTAGATTCTATTATCACCCGTGTTGGTGAAAATAGTAAGATTATGTTCTGTGGTGATGCTTCTCAGTCCGACTTAATTAAGACAAATGAAAAGAATGGTATTATTGACTTCATGAGAATTCTTCGTACCATGCCTTCATTTGAGATTATTGAATTTGGAGTTGAGGATATTGTAAGATCCGGAATCTGTAAAGAATATATTATTGCAAAAACTGATTTAGGACTTTAATGACTTTTACACATGTTGATTTGAATCTCCCTCGCCTTGAGAGAGTAACTATAGATGGTGTTCGTTATTATGAAATTCCCGAGGGTGATGGGCAACTACACAAACTGGTGTCCATCACTTCGGTTATTAGTCACTTCAACCGTGAAAAGTTTGCGGGGTGGAGGAAGAAAGTTGGAGATGCGGAAGCAGATAGAATCAGTAAGAGAGCGACCAGTAGAGGTACTGATCTTCATACTTTAGTTGAAGAGCACCTTCTCAATATGGGGCGTTTGTCTAGCGTACTTCCAATCTCAGAAATGCTATTTCAGCGAACCGTGCCAACGCTGAAACGTATAAATAATATTCATGCCCTTGAGGGGGCTCTGTATAGTACATATCTTGGCGTTGCCGGAACAGTTGATTGTATCGCTGAATTTGATGGTGAACTGGCAATAATAGACTTTAAAACTAGTAAACAACCCAAACCAAGAGATTGGATTGAGGATTATTTTGTTCAGTGTTGTGCTTACGCATGTATGCTTCATGAAATGACAGGTATAAATGTTAAGAAATTTGTCATTATCATGGCATGTGAAAATGGTGAGGTTGAAGTATATGAAGAATATGATTTAGCAAAATATTTGAAACTTCTTGTTAAGTATATCAAAAACTTTGTTGAGACCAAAACAGCAGCATACACTTGACGACAACTGTAATTAATGATAGACTAATGACAGATATGTGGTGGTAAATGCAAGTAACAGTATTAGGATATATGGAAGAAGATCTTAAGGAAGCTTTTGAAAAAAAGTTTTTCTGCCCATCAAAATTCGCAACAGAAATCGAGATACTAGTTAGAGATAACATCGATATGACTTATATCGATGCTATCATTTATTTTTGTGAGATGAATTCTTTGGACTTAGAATCGATCCCTAAACTGATTCCCAAACCACTCAAAGAAAAAATTAAATGTGAAGCAATAGAGTTAAACTTCCTTAAAAGAACAACTCACGCCAAATTGCCAATCTGATCTACATTAATGACACCTTTTGATTGTTATAAAACATACCTTGCATTAAAAAATCATTTCACTAAAGAGAAGTATGACTACCACAAATACTGTGGTAAAAGTAGAGCATCATTACAATCATTTTATAAACGTAAAGATCGTTTTTGGTTTGAAAAACTATCAAGAAATAAGAACGATAAAGAGATCGTAGAATTTTTTGTATCAAATTTTGTAGCAATAGACAATCCGGATTCTCTGTGGATTGGAGAAATCATTAGAAGTGGAGAGACAGTATATTCGGATTGGAAGAAGAGAAATCAATCCTTAATGTATGTCTTTAAGGAAGAAGTAGAAAATGTATTTCTCAATAAAAATTTTGATGACTTGTTTGCAACATCTGAACATGGACATCCCCAAATATTAAAAGAATTTATTAGAGGGAATCTATCAATCGATACTTTTGTTA